ATCATAATGTGAATTAAATTGATAACCAGATACTGAACTGTTTGGACATTGACCTGTACTTAAACTGCACATATATAAAATTAAAATATATTTCATAATTTATTTATATATAAAATTACTTAAAAGGATACCCCAAAGTCCAATTTACTAACGATTTTCTAGTGCCTTTAGTTATAGGTGATACTTTATGAAAAACAAAACTAGGAAATACAATTATAGTTCCTAGTTCTTTAGCTTGTTCTACTTTTTCTTCTATTACTCCTTTATCAGTTAAATATTTAAAATAAAAATCTCCACCCTCATATTCTGATGGGTCAGTTAATTGTAATGTTAAAGATAGTTTACGAACTTTATTTTCAAAATTTTTATTGTCATGATTTTTATATGGTTCACAAAATGAATCTGCATGATAACTATAAAATTGAGATTTGTTGTATTCTGTATATTGGCAACTTTCGTTCCAATCTATTTCAAAATTCCACTCAGCATTTTTATTAGCTAAATGAATAAAAGGATTTAAAATATCGTATATTTTTTTGTCATCTATAAAACTTATTAAACAATCTCTTCTTGATTTATCTTCAATAAACTCATCTATTTGTGCTTGTTTTTTATTTTTTTTTTCACAAATATTTATAATCATATTAATAAAGTCTTTAGATATTGCTTTATCGAAATACCAATAATGGTTTTTTAAAATCATTTTATATCTACTGAAATATTAAAAGATAAAGATATTCTGTCCTTGTCAGATAAATTTTGCTGTACTCTATGTGGTAGATAACTAGGAAATAATATTAGCATATCTTCTTCTGGTTCTATTTCATAACTATTAGAATTAATTTCATTATAATCAAATTGATTTTGAAAAAACTTGTGATTTAACATTACAGGGTTTGGATTTTCAAAGATTATTGAACCACTATTTTTAGGTACTTGTAAATAATATACTGCACTAAAATCACAATCAGAATGTGTATGTAAATTATTATAAGAATGTTTAGGATTAATATTAAACCAAATACCTTTTACATTCCATTCATTATTTTTTTTTAAACAATATTCTTGAATAAAATTGTTAATACTATTTATCTGTAAGTCTATTAACTGATGTGTTGCTATAAAATCTTTGTGATTATAAATAATACTTTGAAAACCTTTTTGTTCAGTTGTTTCTATAGAATTATTTTCTTCTTTTAATTTGTAAGCTAATTTTACTAAATCAACATTTAATAAACCAAAATCTGATTTGCTTACTTGTATTGGTGTTTGAAACAAATTTTTAGAAATCATAATTTGCCGCTATTGAAATTCTTGTAAAATTAGATTTATATGGAAAAACCCAATGTGTTAATCTTGCAGGAAATATGAAAAAATCACCTCTTTCAGGCACATGATTAGATTCTTGTATAAAGAGTTCATCACTATTTAATGAATAATTAAAATTTATACTAGCAGGTTTACCAATATGTGTACCTTTATATTCTTTTCTTTCTTTAATAACTTCTTCACTTAAATTATTCATAAAAATAACAGAAGATAACTTACAACCTGTATGAATATGTGGGGGATTAAATTCACCACCTTTCATTTTGTTGATCCAAGCTGAAATAACTTTTATATCTGTGGTTATTTCCCAATTATACCAATTTTTAAATGCTTGTTTATAAAAGACAAAATAAGGTTTTAATAATTTACTATAAAAATATGTATCAAGTTTATATTCTTCTTGAATTGCTCCTGCTAAACTATATCTATAGTCTTTTTTAGAATTACTTATTTTTTCTAATTCTTTTAAAACTTCCTCACTAATTTTAGTTTTAAATAATAAAGGACCACTATAATAAAATTTATATGAAATAGATTCCACAAAAGCTAGTATATATTTTTTTCTAAAATTTCAAACTAAACCCAAGTTTGATTTTCTTCATCCCAATAATCTTTATCTTCAGGTTGTTCTATAGGAGCAACCCAACATTTTTGAGTTGTACTCCAAGTCCAAGATGCGTAAGGTTTTTGTGGTATGAAGCAATCTTGGTCTTCGTCATATGTAGCTTTTCTATTACAACCATTATAATTTGTTGCAAGCTGCCAATGAGGATAATTAAAAACACTTTCTAACCATTGTCTACCTGTTTCATTATCTATTTCTCCATTGCCATCTGTGCAATGTTCATCATCTACAGAAACAATATTAATAACTTTATTATTTATTCCAAGTTTTGCGTATTTTTGCATTTATATTTCCTCCTTATGCTATAAATGTTCCGCTTGATGTAAAGGTGTGAATAGTATCAGAGCCATCAGTTGTAACTGTACCTGAAGTAGAATTACTATCAGAAGTTAATCTTCTAATAATTACAATTCCAGAACCTCCAGTTCCACCTATTGCAGTACCGGATTGACCACCTCCGCCACCGCCACCTCCGGTGTTATTCGATCCGGGTGATCCAGTATTAGCAGAGCCACCACCATTTCCGCCTCCGCCTGATCCGCCTGATCCATTGTTTCCAGAAGTGTTTTGATCTTCACCACCACCTCCGCCACCTGCTCTTGTTACAGATGAACCAGAAATTGAACTTGCAGTTCCTGCGCCTCCATTAGAACCACCGCCTGATGTGTTTGAGCCAGCTGCTCCAGCTCCTCCACCACCAGCACCACCGCCAGTTCCTGAAGTTGAAGTACCGCCATTGTTTCCTTGTGATGGAGATGTGCTTGGTGTGTTTCCTGCTCCACCACTAGCATTTTGACCGCCTCCACCGCCAGAGCCTCCTGCATTTCCAGTAGCACCTGATGAACCACCTCCACCGCCTCCAGCTGAAGTGATTGTTGAGAATACAGAGTTTCCTCCACTTTCTCCTTGTGGTAATCCTGAGTTTGGTGTTGGAGAAGTTGATGGATTATTACTTCCACCTACACCACCATCGCCAACAGTAATTGCGTAACTTACACCTTTGACAACTTGAAAATTTTTAGAAGCAACAGTTCGGAAGCCTCCTGCTCCTCCGCCACCTCCATTGTCTCCACCGCCACCAGCACCACCACCAACTACTAAATATTGTACGTTGTAAGGTGCGCCAATAGTTGTGTCATTTGATTCGGAAGATGATACTGGAATCCAACCTTTCGTTGATCCAGTATAAACCATTCTCATTGAACTTCCTGCATTACCAGCTATAAAATCAGCAGTATCTCCCATAATTTTATCAGAGCCATTTCCTGCAATAGTTAAATTATTAGTTCCAAAATTATTACCATAATCTACCCAAATAAATTCATCGCCAGTGCTTGGTGAAGAAGGTGTAGTCATTGTAAATGCACCACCTGAAGTATCAATAAAATATCCTTCATTTGCTTGTGCTGTAAAGTTTGCAGTTTTAGGTGAAGATTGCCATGATACAGCAACAGCAGCAGTACCTTTTGCTATAAGTTGCCAATGTGAACTATTTACAGTTCCGCCTGTTGATGGCGTTTGTCCACTTGCAGGTGTATTGTTAATATATAAAAATGTTGATAAGACTCCACTATCTGTATATTGAACAACAGCACCTTTTGAATAAGTTGTAGAAGCATCATAAGTACCTTGATTAGGAGTTGCTAATGATGTTCCTTTTGCAAAAATAGACCAATGTGATGAATTTATTGTTCCATTAGTTTGAGGAACTTGACCTGTTGCTGTAGAATTTATTTTTACAAAACTAGATGTCTCATTTTGATCTGTATGTTGTACGACATCTTTAACAGCATAGCTGGTGCTATTATCATATGTCCCTTTTTGTGTGAACGATATTTTTCCTAAATCAACTGTTCCCATAATTCTCCTATTTATATTTTAATTAAAAAAAAATCAATCATATTGTTGCTATCAAATTTCCTGAAGCATTTAAAGAAAAAGTTATACCAGAACCAGCAAAAATTACATCATCAAAAGCATCATATTCAGCACTTGTTATATTATCTGCTCCTGAATTGGTTGTAGTAACTCTTAATGTTGGATTGGTAGATATATTAAGTATTTCAAATCCATATACCTCTCCTGCAACCATACTTAGACCTAAAGTCTCTGTACCACCGGGGTTATTAACAGTTTTTGTTAATCCACCTGATACTACAATTTTACTATTTAAAGTCTCAGCTGTTTGATCGGATGTAGTTATTTTTACAGACCCTCCACCTGCTGCTGATGCGGCTGCCGCTGCAGAGGCTGCTGCTGATGTAGCAGAATTTGCAGAATTTGTTGCAGATGTAGCTGATGAAGTTGCTGAATTAGCAGCATTTGTTGCACTTGTCGCTGCTGCAGATGCTGATGAAGATGCGTTTGATTCAGAAGTAGAAGCATTTGATTCAGAAGTTGATGCATTACTAGCAGATGTTGATGCACTGGTAGCTGATGTTGCAGCATTTGTTGCACTTGTCGCTGCTGCAGTAGCAGATGATGCCGCTGCTGAAGCAGATGTTGTAGCACTAGCTGCATCTACAATTAAATCATATTTAGCTGAATTTGCATTTGTTGTTAAAGGCGTAGAACCTGAAGATGTATGTGCAGTATTAACAAAGAAAATATTATTTGTAGAAGTATCTTTTACTAAATCTCTTACAGCATAAGCTGTACCACTTGACCAATTTCCTTTAAAAGTTCCTAATTCTTGTGCAACAGATATTTCTCCTGTTCCATCAAAAGATAAAACTTTATTTGCTCTTTCAGTTGCACCTACAGTAAATTCTGTAGAAGCCATTGTATTTGTTCTTGAAAGTTTGATTGATCTATCAGTTGCTTCAGATACTTGTTGAGCAATCATGGTAGTACGATCCAAACCCTCTTCATTAGTCTCCGCAGGGAATGGATCATTAGCGATATAGTCAATCGCTTGCGTTTGCGGGACATTCCTTCTTATAACAACTGTCTCACCCGAAGCTGGTATATTGCCAGATGTAAAGGTAATCGAACCTCCACTAGCATCACCTGCACCTGCTACTGTA